TTCTTTCATAAATGTTTTTAGCTTGACCACTAAAAACATCAAAATTACGTTTCGCTATTATAGGTTTACTATATTTCGTTCCAATCGTCAACGACCTACCCTCACCTGCACCCAATAATAAATATTGAAGTGCATCATGAATGTGTGAAAATCTATTTTTATTTGGGCGTTCATCATAGCGTTCCCCTGATACTTGTAGTCGTCTATAGTGATAACCACCTGCAAATCCTCTAATTAAATTAATACAACTTTTATCTATAAGAATACCAGATTCACCATCTACCATTCTTGTTAGTGTAGCATTTACACTTTCTAACCGAAGTGTTACATCATTACTAGGTGCGGGTCGGGCAGTTATACCTTTACCTCTTAATATTTGAAAAGGTGTGTTTTCATCTGTTTGCACTCTATGATCACCGGCAGGATCGCCAAATATATAAAATGGTCTAGGGTGATACTTTGCCATAGATTGTTTCATTAAGTCAGAAAACTTTACTATACCCATATCTTCAGCTACAAGTTCTTCTAATACTATCCATCTTGTTCTTATTTTTTGTGCAAATACACAGGCAGGAGTTAATCCAAAATCAATACCCATATAGATTGGTAATGATTCGGCAATAGCTAATTCACCTTTAGCTACGTGTACATCTTGTCTAAATGCTTCATAAACAGGTTTGCCATCTTCTACCTGTCCAAGTTTATTTAATACATATACATCTATCCACGATTTTGTTTTACCTCTAATAATATTTCTATAATAATTCTGTGTAAGGTTGTTTTGATTTTCAGATTGATTATAATTTTTATATTCAACCACCTGATTGTTTTTATCTTTAACTTCCTCCATAGCAGGTGGTTGATTAAAAAATTTCCAGTTATCTGGTTTAATCAGCATCTTTGCTTCTTGTTTACTAATATAGTCAGGTATAATAGTTTCACCTGCCATTATTGCCCACCAATGATCGGTATCTGGTGGGTTGGTATCGCAAACAACACCATACCATGTTGGGCCACCATCACGCATAGATGGAAAACGACCAACACGCATAGAACAAGCATCAACAATACTTTTAGGAATCTCTCGTGCCTCATTTATCCATACCCCCGTTAATTCAAGAGATAACAGTTTCTTTACATCTTCTGGTCTATCAAGAGCCAAAAAGATTACCTCACAGTCAATATCTCCCTTTTTAAGTTTGTGTGTGTAAGGTACACTCCAAGTAAAACCACCCCAATCTTCTTCGGGAAACCAATCTAGCCAAGTCTTGATTGTGGTTGTTTTAAGCTGTGGATTTGTGTTACGAATAACTGCCCAACGGGTTTTACGTATTCCATCTTCATTTGGTTTTTGTGAGATTGCTCGTTTTATTATTTCAATACAACAGGCAACAGATTTACCACTTCCTACAGGGCCACGTATTCCTCTGAAGAAAGTATCATTTTTTAAGAATTCTTTTAGTACCTGTCCATCAGGTTTATAATTTAGTGATGCCATAATTAACCGCTAGTTCATATAGTTTTTCTCTAGCTTCTTCCGATAGAGATTCTATAATTCTATCAGCTTCGTGGTTATTAACAAACTCTTTTGGGTAATGTTTCATATGTTGTGATTTAACAACAGTACGTAGTGTATCTATTTCTCTAATAGAATATTTAGTAAATATTGTCATACTTTTCTATATCTCCTTACTTTTCTTGCAATAGATTTTGGTTGTTTACTAAATTGTTTTCCACTCGCTTTATCTTTTCTTTTCTTAGCCGTAGTTCTCGCATATTCTTTTGATGATAATTTTTTAATGGCTTTTTCTGGTAAATAACGTTCTCCTGTTTCTGAAGATTTTTTTCCTGACTTTGTACGCCATTTTTGTTTTGACCATTTAGATAATGAGTTAGATTTCTTTTTAGCACCACTATATCCACCTCCTGCTTTTTTATATGCTTTGACGGCGGCTTGGGCTTTTCTTCCTGACCATTGACCTGCCGCAGTTCCGTGTGATGCTTGTGCTTTTATTCTAGCTACAATACGTTTCCATAATGAAGGATTTTTTTTCTTTGCTGTACTCATTTTTTTGCTGTGTTATATGATGCTGTTACCACTCGTAAATTACTTAGTGCATTATTTTGTGGGTTACCATCTATATGATGAATATGTTTATTGTCACCTTTTTGTACGATACCAAGTTTAAGAGCACGTCGTCGTGCTCTATTTCTTTTTACACGATCTTTTTTTGACGAAGAAGATGATTGGAAAGAATCATACTCGTGTCTATAATTTCTACTCATTACTATTTAATATATGTTGTTTTGCCATTGCATATGCTTTTTCTTTAGAATGACCTTTTATCATTTTAAATTCTGCGTAATCTTTTATTTGTTTTTCTCTATGACGTTGAAGTTCTGCAAGTCTTGACGTTTCCATACTTTGGGCAACTTTTTTATTTTTTTCTAATTTTTTATTCACCAATACCTCACTAGTTCAATTAATTCTATTATAACAATTAATCCTAAAAATAAAGCTAAAAGTGTATGATATATATTCCAAAGAACATAATAATTTTTCTGTGGATATTTTTTAGAAGATTGTTTTTTTCCGTCTGCCATCAAAATCCTTACCACCAAAAGGTGTGCCACCTACTCCCATTCCTGCAGGTGCTCCTGTTCTTGAGCCACCTGTTTTTGCTGTAAGTTTGCTTTTTAATCCAGAGGCAAGTTTTTGTTTTAATTTTGCAAGTTGGGTTTTAATTTTTTGTTTAAGAGAAGGTTTGGCATTTTTCATTTTTTCTGCCATTTTTTTACCAATTCTTTTTCCTACTTCTTTTTGTTGATCTTTTGGTAAATCCTTTATTTTGTTCACAGCCGTTTGTAACTTTTGTCTATTCTTTGCTTCTTTTAATTTTTTTAATCCATATCCTCCTGCTAATAAACTAAATGCCGCTGTTCCTGTTGCTAAATTTTCAAGTGCTTGACTAGGAATACTTACATCTTTTCTTTGTTTATTTTGTGATTCTATTTTTCTTTTTCTTTCCCCTTCGTTATCTGTTTTACGAACATCATCTTTACTTGTTTTAACTTCTTTTTGTTTAGATGGCGATCCTTTTTGTTCTTTTGATTTTTGTTCCTCTTTTACTTTTTTAACAGCATCAAAAATACTTTTTGTTCGTTTTCTACTTTTTCTTTCTGATTCAATAGCATTCTTATCTGATCTAAAATCTTCACGTTTCTTTGGTTCGCCTTTAGTAGAAATAGTTACTTTACCATCTTCACGTCTTCTAAGTTCATACTTTCGTTTTCCCATTGCACGAAGTTTATAGTCAGTAGGATTTTTTCGTAATTCTTGTTCGTATGTTCCTGTATAAGCCATAATGTTATTATCCTTGCTTTTTCTTTTTTGTCAACATAAGCACTTTTCTTTTTACTTTGGCTGACAAGTCTTTAAAGTGAAATAATTTTTTACTAGAAGATGTATGTGTCTTGCCAGAGTGTAAAGAACCATCAGGCATTTTATGAGTTCCGCCTTTGTGTTCTTTACCATCTTTATCGTAATGAGGAACGCCTTTCATTACTTCTTCTTCTTCTTTTTAGTTTTCATTGGTTTTGGCATTTTATATCCGGGCATTATTTCTTTCCTTTCTTTTTTTTATTTTTTAATCGTATTGACATTGCTTTGGCTTTACGTCTTGCATCAGCTTTACTTGAGGCACCCCACGCTCTTAATGACAAAAGTAAACGAGTTGGTCTACCTTTGCTATCTCGTTCAGGCCCCGGCATATTTCCCATCCGTGCTAAAAAAGATGCCCGTCTAGGATTATCTCCAGACTTGACCGGTGCTTTTAATGTACCACCTGTTTGTCTTTTATAAGATGCACGACCTTTTGCATTTAATCCTCCTTTAGGATTCTTTCCTGCCTTTCTTTGCCACGCCGGTGATTTAGCCATTAGAATACCACGTACAAGATCATTGATACAATTATGTAAGTAACCATAACCGAACCTTAACAGAAAAAAAAAAAAAATTAAAGCAACGAACCTTAAACGACTCTAACGAGTGAGTAGGACTTCTCTATAAGATGCAAGGGTATTTTTTAGACCCCACCTGCTTACACAGGTGGATGTGCAAAAAAACAGTCCTTGATATCACTTGAGGTCAATATTGATTGAGAAATCACCTTTGACCATATGTTGATGTTTATCTGGTGCTTTGAATCCTGCCCTATCAAGTATATCCTTACTGGCTTCAAGTTGTACATACTCTGACTTCGCACCAGAACATAAGTCAAGCAACCTTGATTGCGCTTTAACTGCACTCATCCCCAAGTTATGTTGTATCTGTTCAAACATATACTGCTGTACCTTTGGATTTCGTAGCATACGACTTGCACTTACTCTTGATGAGTTTCCTTTATATCCTGCGAGTTTTGACGCTTCAGTTATTGTACATCCCGTAGCTACGAGAGTATCAAC